AAGCGACGGTACCGAGAGGAGCACCAGGAGGAAATCGCCGCGAAGCAGCGACGGTACTACGAGGAGCACCAGGAGGAAATCGCCGCGAAGAAGCGACGGTACCGAGAGGAGCACAAGGAGGAAATCGCCGCGAAGCAGCGACGGTACCGAGAGGAGCACCAGGAGGAAATCGCCGCGAAGAAGCGACGGTACTACGAGGAGCACAAAATGAATTTCGACCTGAAATATCGCGTCGTGCGGAACGGCGTGCTCGTAGGGGCGAGAGCGTGATGTACGATATCGTGGACCTGGACCAGCTGAAAGGAGGGGGTTCTGGAAGTGTCCTGCGGTATATGGTGATCGAGTCCTGGGTCTCGGAAGCTGAGATCTCCGAGAAGCTCGACGCGCTGCGATCGCAGGGCCGCCGGGTCGAAGCGGTGATCCACCGACCGGAGATTAAACCGGTGTCCTCTGTCATGAAAAAAAAACGGTTCGATTCGAGCGAGAAATCTCATTCACTCGACTTCTATTCGCAGGGGGCGACCTGAGTGAAGCTCGATGAACTCATACCGAGAACACGCCGGTACGTCGATACCTGCATGAAAATGAGCCGCGAGGAGAAGGACCGCGAGGACCGGCAGACTCGGGTCTGCTGGGAGTACCTGTACGAGATCGAGACTATCCAGCAGGCTGCATTTTTGAGCGCGCTCGAGATTCGACGGCAGCGGGAGGGGTGCTGATTGCCGCCCTGCTGCCCGAGCTGCATCCATCAGAGCCTCGAACCGGTCCGGGACCACCGGGGGAAGGTGGTGGACCCGAGACCGGCGATGTTCTGCAGCCATAAAAAAATCCACAATTGGATCGGTTTTCGGTTCATTTGTCCTAGTGATCCCGATCTAACGATACGACGCGTTCGGATGGTCTCGAAAGGGCTGGCGATGTGTCGGTTCTATATGAACCGTCCGATGCAGATGGCACTAGGATCGTACGGGGTGAGGACATGAGGAGAGTGCAGCGGCCATTTTTTGATACTTTTGTCAAAAATGTACAGCTTTTCTGTACAGCTTTTCCGTACAGCTTGCCGCGAGCGTATAATAATAATAAAAGCTGTACATGTACAGCTTTCTCTCTCTCTCTAGAGTCTGGTGATGTTGTACAGAAAAGCTGTACAAAAAAGCTGTACAACACCGGGGGGATGCTGATATGATCAACGATGGCCGGCTCGTGATCCGTGTCCCGATGATCCATATCCTTCTCGCTCGCGCCCTTCGAATTAATCTCGCAAATGAGATTAGGACTCATTTAGCCGCTATATTTATTCGTGAAATCAAACAATTCGAAGGAGAAATCCGTCCTGAGCTGCTCGATAGAATTAAACAGATGGCTGCTGCCGAGTCGGAGTACTACATCCAGATCGACGAAGCGATCCACTCCTACCAGGCCCGGCGCCGTCGCATCGTCCAGGACGCCGAGGCCTCGACAGCCGCACTCGAGCAGTCTCTCCGGAGAGACCGCGAGCTCGCGGACCTGAAGCGGATCCTCCTCGCGACCAGGACCGCTGTCCCCGAGGTCCTCACGAAGATCGAGATCCAGCAGTTCTACGGAGCGATCAACGATCCCGATGCGAACGACCACGTTGCAGACCTCATCGCGGACCAGGCCCTCACCCTCGTACAGTCTCGACTCCTCGCGAAAGGACCGAACGGCCATGCCTCCCTGCTCGAGGACCTGGACCGTATCGGACAAAACGAGAGTGCCCGGATCGTCTCGGCTGCGATCACCTTCCTCGGCAGACCGCACGAGGGACGGACTGAAGCGGAGGGTCGGTTATGACCGCGACAACAAAGCAGGAACGCTGTTCACACGAGCAGGACCGGCAGACGCTCCTCGGGTACCTTCTCGAGCAGACCTCTTCGAGCCGACGCTATTACCGATCGACGGACCTCGCAGATGCAACCGGTATCAGTTCCGGCTCTATCGGTCAATATCTCCGCGAACTGCGAAAGACATCTGCAGAACTCGATATCTCGATCTGGAGCCGGAGCGGTACCCGTCAGGTCTGGCTGATCGGTCGGAAGGAGCGTGCTCGAGCATGACCCAGTACCGCACCCGAGCCGGGCGGATCCTCTGGCAGGCTGTCCGCGAGTACGCCCTCCTCCGCGATCGCTATACCTGCCAGGTCTGCGGGTCCGGCGAGGACCTCACCCTCCACCACCTGAAGACTCGGGAAGAGGGCGGATCAGACGATGCAGGCAACCTCATCACCGTCTGCAGGTCGTGCCACGTCGTCATCCACAAACCGAAGGGGGTCCTGGTCGCCAGTCTCCACTCGAAACACAGGGGCCTAGAGGCATCACATCCACTGGAGGATGTATGAGCTCGGGCGATAGGTGCGAGTTCGAACTCCTGGACTATTGCATCGCTCCTGCGGGGTTCCGGTGTCAGTATGCCATCCCTCATCGACCGGGCGACATCTGCGAAAAGTGCGGCGTGCCCGACGAGGTTCTCGAGACCTGGGAGGATGCATCTCCACGCGAAGCCGAACGCGGTCCTCGACGAGTGCCACTGGAGGAAGAATCATGACCTGCCGGCAATGCAGACATCGGATCCAGTACCGGGTCTGGATGTATCGTCAATCGTGCTGCGAGCTCATGCGGAACCTAAGTCAACCGGGTCCCCGCCCTCTCAAACGAATGACACGACAGCCGACACCGACCTGGTGCCCGCTACCGCTTCGGAATATCTCGAAAACCCTGGATGCGCCGGGTCAGTCCGCATCGACAACCAAAGGTGTCTAGCATGGCATTCATCGAAGTAACCTGGGATTTCACCACGATCGTACAGATCCTGCTGATAGTCGCCTGTGTCGCGGCGCTCATAGTCGTGAAGCATATCATCGGCCCACTCCGGAATGCAGCCATCATCGACCGCTGGCACGACTGGCGGCGCGGGAGGATCCTCAAAAAGTCAGAGGTCGAGCAGCCTCCGAGAACAGCTCAGGAGGCAGCCGAGGATATGATCAGGATCCAGGAAGCGACCGGTACGATCCCTCCTGCAGTCGTGAAACCGAGGGACTCCCGCGATATCGAAGAATCGCCTGGTGTCCGTCAGCTGCTCGAGGAGCAGGTCCGGCTCCGCCGGGACCGGAAGACTGTCATCCCCTCGGGCCTCGTCAAGGTCGAACCGGTCGCGGGAATGGCTGTCACGATCACGATCCCGTATCAGGGCATGGTGGACCCCGATGCAGCAGCCGCCATCCTCGCGCTCCAGGAGGTTAAGGGCAGTGCCGTCCGATTCCACAAGTGAACCGGTCCAGGTCCTGACCCCCTCTCGACAACAGCCGCCCGGTGCCGAGCGACCTCCTTCGATCGCGCTCATGCAGATGATGGGTGTCCTCGAATCGGACCGGGCAAAAACGACCGTCTATATCGAGAAGAGTTTCCTAGAGGTCGTCACGAAAGAACGACTCAAGCTCTCCGATGTACTCAATCTCGGGCTCGAGATGTATCTCCGCGATAAACTCCTAATTTAATTCTCTATTTTCGATTCTCGTCTCTCTCCGCACTGCCCGCGCATAGTGATATCCACCTGCAGCAGCGTCGCGGCGCGACGTCGCGCCTTCAGAGGTACGTACGTACATCAGGGCGAAATAGAAAGGAGGAATGGCGCGGCATATACCATCAATGCCATCTCTTGATGGTAATATCTGCTTTTTATGAGCCTTAAAATAGAAACGACGGTTATTAAAAGGTTAGTGGTGTACATGGCGTTTCTGAAGAGCATCACTGACAAAACCTCCGCGCTCTATGCAGCGCGCATCCAGGGACAGAAGAAGAACAAACTCCTGAAGTACCTCGTCTTCCTGATCGCACTCTTCCTGATGGTCGTTCAGTCCGTCTCGGCCGAGATCGCGATCAACTTCACGGACCTCGGGACCCTGATCACCGGTATCGCGAGCCTGATGCCGTCGATCAACGAACTCATCGTAGCGATCGTGCCGACGATCTTCCTGATCGCGGTGTGCGGGTTCATCTTCGGGATCCTCGCTGCGATCCTGATGGGGCTCACCGGTGCGTTCAAGAACATGAGCTTCATGAAAATGGGCAAATAGGTGCTGCCCGATGAAAACCACCTCTCTTTTTCTGATCTCTGTCCTCATAGCATCCACGCTCTTCACTGCCATGCCGGTCTCTGCGGAGACCGTCTCCATATCCTTCTCCGACATGGACCTGATGACCAACCAGGAGTTCTGGCTCTACTCCTGGAACGGCACGTCCATGTACCTCGTCCAGCAGGTGAACCTGTCATCGACGATCACGCTCGACACGAACACCAGCACGGCCTACGTGATGGTGCTGCGGCCGACCGAGCTCTCATGGTTCGAGAACCCTATCGACAGCTTGAAAATGATGCTGCAGACGATTCCCCGGATGCTCCTCCTGGTCTTCTTCGCATTCTGCCTCTTGGGAAGCGTCGCGGTGATCGTCTTCGTCTGGCGGAGGCGGTGATCCATGCGCCGATACCTCGCGCTCTCCATCCTCGCGGCCCTCGTGCTGCTCGCTCTGGCAGGCCCGGCGGCAGCGTCCGGCGAGGATAGCGGATTATCAGAAAAAACGGGAACGGCGTCGTTCGGCAGCGGAACAATATCGACCCCGGTTGGCCCGCCACTATTGACCGGAACATCAAACAAAGGATATTACCTCATCTATAACGCAACGCGTATGAGATATACCCCGGTCACTCTCGGAGCCCATTACGCTATCACTTACAGGAACGATAATCCCACAATATTCGCGGCATTTCCTAAAACATCGATGAAAAACGTCAGATTTATGGACGGAACGAATTTGATTTTTACAGCGGATGAACACATCACAAAACTCTATACCGGGGATTATTTCTCTGGGACTCACTTTTACCACATGGTTTTTTCAGTGGATTATAACAATTTCGTGGCATACCCAAACACATCGTCAATGTCAAACGGTTTAAAAACCATAATAATCGAATCGAATCTTTCGACAGTAAATACCGGGGGCTGGACGGTGAACTCCACCGCCGGGGACACCCTGGCAGCGTTTTACCTCGGTGGTCAAAATGCCGGTACTCCCTACCAGATTGGACAAAGATTAGGGCTATGGGGCGGGGAATTGAACTCGTCATATCATTATGCCTATGGAAGCGCGAACCTTGCCAACGAATATCATATAGTAGAATCGGATGGCGGCGCGATAAAATCCTATGAAATTACACGCGTGGGGATAACCAATCCGGCCACACAGTCAAAATTGATAGCGTATAATGCACTTGGAACGATCATCTACTCCGAAGATGAATACCAATCGACCGACACGTCCGGGGCGATTTATGCAGCCACACAATGCCGGATCGTCCTCGACAACGGTATTACATCCGTCGTGATCTGGGATGACATTGGCGGGGATATAGGGGATACCTTTCACATTGCGATCCGCGACGCTTCAACCGGGGCGCTCATCTCCTCCCCAACCGTCAATATCACCGAACTATCGACCGGGGCGACGTGGGGATACGTTCCCGCCGATGGCGTTCAGACATCCGACTCACTGATGGCCGGCCTCCTATACAACATTTCCGCTACGAAAACCGGGTATTTCGGAGACTGGCAGAATTTCAATCTGGTTTCCGGGTGTATATATCCGGTCTGTTATGGAAACAACGTAGAATTGCGGCTCGTCAAAATATCCACGCCCGCCGACACAACGAAAACGACGGCAGCGTTTAAAGTCTATTTCCAAGATACGGCGTATCAAGGTGATCAGCCGGTATCCGGCGCGACCATTACCCTATCGAGTCCGGGCTATACAGACCTGCTCGGCCAGACGAATAGCCTCGGATTTCGCGATTTCACCATAAATAAATCGGTCGAATATTCCTATACAATAACTAAAACTGGATACTATGCCGCGTCTGGCACGTTCAATATCACCGATCCGACGCCGATCCTCGTGCGGATGTATCTCGCACCGCAGGGCACGCCGACCGTAACCACGCTCCCGACGCCTCCCGTAGCAACGACACCCGCCGATGAGACCTCCGTCTCGGACTCGTCACGGAAAAGCATCAGGGCATCCTTCGCGCAGGCTGCGACCGTGGCCGGGCCGCTTTTCCTGATAACCCTGATCCTCTTCTGCCTTGCAGCCTGGCGAAAGGGGATGAAGTGACGATGCGCCGGCCTGCGATCGGGATCCTCGCGGTCCTGCTGCTGACGGTCGCCCTGGTCCCGGGTGCCGCTGCATTCGAGGTGAACTGGACGGACGTCTCCACCTTCGGCGTCACGGCACCGGAAGGGTATGCCATCTACCAGGTCAACCTCGACGGCCTGGACGCCGGCGTCACGACGATCACCCTCGATGCATTTGGCGAGCCCTATATCGTCGAAATCAACTGCACACGGTCGTTCTTATTCAATAGTCACTGGGATTTTATCGTCAGCATCACCTATCCTAACGGTACCGTCGTCAGCGAATCTCTCGGCACGCTGTCGATAGGTCAGGAATACAAAGTACGGCTGCAGTATTTCACCCCCGACCTCATCGATACCTTTCTGGATGTTGATATTTACATCGATATCCTCCCGAAATCAGTCAGCTTCATGGGGCCGGTGTTCCCCTCGAGGAGCTATCTCATCTTTCACTCGGTCACGGTGACGGCTCCCGATGAGATGAGTTATGCGAAGGTCTACATTGAAGATGGGGAAGGTCTCTCGAAGATCGTCGATCCGACCTACCAGATCACCTCATGGACCGGGAGCTTTTTCAGCTGGGCGTGGGGCTCGATCCTCTGGTTCGTCGAGAAGATCCCTGGTGTCGGCCCCTACTTCGCGATAGCGCTCGATATCCTCGTGGTCATCCTTGGCGAACTGATCTTTTACCTGAAATTCTTCTTCATTGAGGAGCCCGAGGTCACGGTCTGTCTCGTCGAGATCTTCTGTTTCGGCGAAGCGATGATCCACGGAGGCTCGATGGGCACCCTGCTCCGGCGAGCGGCCGAAAATCACGTCGCGATTTTTAAATTCCTGCTCTGGCTCGCTGAATGGTCGATTGGCATGGTCATGCTGATCATCAGGACCATCGCAGATGTCGTCAAGGCGCTTAAATTGATCTGAGGCTGCTGCTATGGAAACCTTCGAGATCGTACTCATGCAGGACGGTGCAATCGTGCTTCGGGTGTCGGCTCCGAACCCCCTCGCAGCACAATACCGTCTCATTAAACGAATCGACGAAAAATACCACCGACGCTACTATGGAGTGTGACATAACATGGGATTTTTACATCGCGGGACGAGCATCCCGACGCTCATCGTGAAGAAGGGAGGACGAAGCTACGAGCTCAAATACCTCACCCTAAACGGCGAACGAATATCGGATTCGATGGAAGGCAAAGAATATGCAGTGTCCTCGAAACCGGTCGAAATCTCGCAAGGGCGTAAGTCAGGGTACGGATACCTCTGTCACGAGGGCAAAGGGTGTACGATGGATGCCGTCGAAGACGCGACAGTCCTCTCCCTGAAAACCACCGCGACTCTCGTGTCGAACGTGATGGACTCCGACCTCTTCGCGATGGCGTGGCAGCTGAAACCAGGTCTCCGCATGGTTCTCGCGGCGTTCGTTATCGGCGTCGGTCTCGGCTTCATCGGAGGGCTAATCCTTTGACTGCAGAGAGCCAGGCGACGGAGGAGGAGAAGAAGGTCCTCGAGGGGAACGTTACTCAGTACTCTCGGGACCTGCAATGGTTCAAACGGACGGACAACCTCGTCGAGCTCAATAACGATGCCCTGGCTGACCTCGAGGAGATCCAGATCGTCGCGTGCTCGCTCATCGATGCACTCGACGGGGAGATCATCCCGGTCCCGGCCGTCAAGAAATTCAAAGACCGGTATGTATCGCTCACGCGGTCGCGGAGGCGGCTCGGCCGACAGGAATACGTCGAGGTCCTGAAACGCCGACCGAACTACGCGATGGTACCGGGCCCCTGGGCGGAGCAGGAGCAGGAAGACCGACAGGCAACGGGCGTCGTGGATCGCGTTAAGAACTGGTGGAATCGGGGAGGCCGATAGATGGCTGGTCCCGATCGCCCGAAGCTCTCGCTCGGGTACCACCTCGCCGAGGCCCTATTCAATCTCGGGTACAGCCAGGGAGGACCGATCTACCGCACTCTTTCGAAGAGCCGGCACGTCTACCGTATAGCCCGCGCGATGCTGAAAGGTCGAAAGAGCGAAGAGATTGCACAGCGGCTCGCAGACCTCAAAGGAGCCTCCTCCTACCTGAAAAAGGTGTACGAGCCCTCGCTCGATATCGAGCCGATGCCGACCGAGAAACGCATCGTCTTCGAGATGAAGCTCGACGAGTTCCAGGACGATCTGCTCGAGCTGATCGGTGACTACGATCTGGTGGACACCAAGATCCTGTCGGACGTGTACAACATGCAATGGCGGAAAAACCAGAATAAGGAGTGAGTCATGCCTCTACCTGAAATCTTCACCATGAGCAACGCTCTCCTGCAGCAGGTCGCTGCATTCAGTACCGCGTGCGGAATAATCATCGGGTACGCCATCGCCCGCACCGTGGATCGGGTCAGAGCCCGGCGCCAGGCACGGCAGCCCGTCGGCCCGTGAGCTATGCGGAAGAATCCGGAGGCCCTCTCCGACTACTGGCAGGAGCGGATCCGACGTGAATGGGTGATGCGACCAGGGCAGCACATCATGGAGATCGGCATCCCCGGGACCGGCAAGACGAACGGTCTTGCCTGGCTCGAGGAGGCCCTCGTCGAGCACGTGAAGAGCGTACAGGTCTGGTTCGACTGCTGCAAGTCATCCGAGATCCTCATGCTCTCGACGCTCGGGCCGGTCCAGGTCCTCATCCCAGCAGGGATGGAGCTCGAGATCCGGCACCTGAAGAAAGACCTGGACATCACGATCACCGAGGTAGAGGACCTCAAGGATCCCTGGCCGCTTCTCGAGCGGGACCGCATCAACGTGATTTCGTTTGAGCCCTATACCACGTCGCCGGCCGTCTTCGTCGGGCTGATGCGTGATCTCTTCGATGACCTCGTGAAAAAGGCCCAACGATACGCCCTCCCGACCCCGATGGATATCTTCTTCGACGAGTTTCACCGGGTGGCACCGTCGAAGGGATACGGCATCTTCGAGGACGACGACAAGCACGTCCAGAACATGATCGCCAATATCGAGCGGCTGCGGTCGAGCGAAATCAGGTTCGCCGTCTCCACCCAGGGATACAATAAAATCCACAAGGGCGTGCGAATGGCATTCAACTATTTCCTGGCTCGGAGGGGGACAGACGTCGATAATGGTAAAATGAAGCGGTACCTTCTCTTGCACGAGAAGCTGGAGACGGACGAAGCGGTCTTCTGGTTCGAGAATAAGGACTATTCCGACGTCCTGCACCTGCCCTTCTATGGCGACGGGAAGAACCTCGGCCAGGTCCGGTACCATGGGATCCTAAAGGAGGTTGAGAAGCCGACTGCATCCGCGAGCGAGCCGGCGGCTGCTGCAGGAGTCTCGGGAGCACAGTACCTCGAGCAGATGATCGCCAACCTTCGGACGGCGATCGAGGCCCTTCGCCAGCGGGGTGCACCGGAGAAGGAGATCGCGCTCCGGCAGCGCGACCTCTCTTTGCTCATGGCCCGGCGCGTGGTTCTTGGGGGAGAAGGAGAATGAGCTTCACCTATGATCTGCGGCGGATCTATAATGAGAGTCCATGGCTATTCTGGGTGCTCGCGATCGCCTGCATCCTCCTCCTCGCAGGACACCTTGAGCTGATACTCTTCTCGTGAGCGGCACCCCCTCACAGCCATAGACCGACCTCCCAGGATGCGCTGCAGTCGATTCTTTTCTGCGTGGTCGATACTTCCTTCGTCCGAGGGGGGTGAATCGATTCTAGGTGCCATAGAATGCGTTATAGAAGAGGTTTATATGCTCCTAGAGAGTCTCACCGATGAACGACATACAGACCGGGCAGACCCACCCGATCGGAAGGTACCTTTGATGTCCATCATCGCATCTCGGACGAATGTAGCTTCGTACCATCTTCACCCGTCCACCGTCTCGAGAACAGATGCTGCAGTGTGGCCTCGAGGTCATAGAATGCTATTTTAAGAGGGAGTAATATATAGGGATTAGCGTGTGATGCGCGAGTGATTCTGAAAACGAGATAAGAATTACTGCCAGTTGGTTTACACAGATATCTTATTCACTCTCTCCCTACTTACGATTGCTTTTATCTCCTCGTCGGGCGATATCGCTGTATGGATGCGATGACTGGGTTCCTCTCCCTCTACTCGAACCCCGGCACCCGGCGGACCTATGCCGGGCGGCTCAAAGCGTTTCTCGATTTTACGTATGGATCGCAGCGGTCCGGGCCTCGGGCTACCGAACAGGAGAATTTTATTTATGCAGACCTACTCGAGCAGTACCTGTCAAATGGCCGGAACTACCTCGATGACCTGCTCCGGTACGCTGCCGGTATGGGAGACCTCCCTCCGAACACGGCCACGATGCGGTTGAACTGCATCACGGAGCTCCTGGCGTACAGGGGTATCGAGTTCCGAAAATTTGATCTGAAACGGGTCGTGGCGAAGCTGCCGAAGGGCGGATCCCGGACCCTCGAGAAAGACCTCGATCACCAGGTCCTCAAAGCGATCTTGGATCACATGGACGTGCGGGGCCGTGCTCTGTACCTCACAATCGCATCGACCGGGATGCGGATGGGGGAGACACTCTCGATCAGGATCCCGAACGTGGACCTGGACGGCCGACCACCGGCGATCGATCTCCGGGGGGAGACGGTGAAGGGCGGGGTGTCGCGGTACGTCTTCATCACCGACGAGGCAGCTGCAGCGATCCGCGAGTGGCTGAAGGTCCGCGAGCAGAGCATGGCCCTCGCGGACCGGCGGTCTGCTGGTGTCATCGCTAGGGGGAAAGCTCGGGCCCGAGCTCCGGACGACGATCGATTATTCCCATTCTCGATGAAGACGGCCGAGTTGATCTGGGAGATCGCCTGCAGGGATGCCGGCCATCTCTCGATCGACGAGGCGACGAATCGCAAGCAGATCCATCCCCATATGCTCAGGAAGTTTTTCCGATCTCAGCTCTCCCTGAAAGTTCCCCGGGATATTGTCGAGGCCTTGATGGGTCACGAGGGATACCTGGACGATGCCTATCGGCGGTACCCTCGAAGGCAGATGGCAGAGTTCTACCTGAAAGGGCAGTCGATGCTCACGATATCGGTCCCTAAGGAGATCCTGGATATGCAGACCGATTACGAAGACCGGATGAACCTGCAACGGGAGACGAACGAGCGGCTGCTGAACCAGAACTATAAACTGCAGAGCGAGGTGGACCAGCTCAGGGCAGAGGTCGCGGAGGCCCGAGCGATGGCCGAAGAGGTGATCGAGATCGGTAAAGTGTTGAGATTGGCGAAATAAAAGGACGAATAAGAAACGATTTCAATAATCGGAGGATTAATTCCCCGCTATGAGGTGCGATCTTCTCGTTACCGGCATCCTGATGGTGGGTGCCGGCTGTTATGTCTTTTTTGTGATGCATTGGCAATTTATTTCGATTTTTCCTTTGACCCAGGCGGGAGGGATGTTTTTGATTATTGCAGGCATCCTTGTCGGACTTGCAGGAGCGGTATCGAGAGATGTACCTAAAAAGGAGAATTACACCACAAATCTGCCAGTTGATTTGATAGTCCGTCGTAATACTTCGGATTACATTTCAGAAGTTTTATATTCGATTGTATTCCATCGGAATATATGGTCCGTAAGACCACGGTGAATTTAGAAGATCGCTATGATGAGATCGTTAAGAGGGCGATTGATTCCGGGTTCTTTAAGGACCAAACTTCGGTTTTTAATTTCGGCTCTCGAGCTTTTGAATCGCCATCAGAATCTCGGTGTGAACGGGGACACTTTCGCCCCGTCTGACCCGACCATTGAAGTAAAATCAGAGTGAGGTTTCGACGATGGAAATAACCATCATTGAAAAAGCGAGATACGAGGGCATCCTGAATGCCGGCGTCGTTTTCCTCGCAGCAGGAATCTGCCTCGTTATTGCAGCCGTCTTCGGCATTCCTTGGAATGATTTCGGCGATGGCTATACCGCCGGGATGATCGGCGGAGGGGTGGTCCTCGTGGTATGGAGTAAAATCGGAATACGCCGATTAATGAGACCCGTTTATGGTGAGGTGAAACCATGATCGAGATTTCGAAAAAAGCACTCGAGCTCTTCGAGAAGCATGATCCTGAAGCACATCAGAAGATCATGCAGTGGAAAGCACAGGGAAAAGTAAGAATTGTTGAACGGAGCGTGATTCGATGCCCGACGAGGAGCGTTTTGTGAGTGGCGCCCCGAGCCCAAACCGCCAAGTAAGGGAGCAGGGGAACGCCACCAAACTAAGCGCCTCGCAGAGGCAAATACCTTCTGTAGAGAGCGATTCGACTTTTGGACCGCTTGCAGCGCGCGCGGGGATTTCGGTGCCGCGCAGGAAGCCTATGCCGGCCCGGTCCATCCGGAGGTGCGCGTGATGGGTAAGGCTCGTGTCTACCTTCGCGTGGCGAAGGATCCTCAGGGTGGGTATGTTTCCCAGGCGTCCAAGGCGATGACGGCCGAACCACTTCGCCGTTCGCAAACGAAAGGGGCACCGTTCATCCCGACCGTCTTCATGACGCTCGATCTGGATATCCCGGACGAGGCCTTCCAGCCGCCGAGCGTCCATGTCGCGCTCCAGGTCCCGAAAGAGGCCGTCTTCCCCTGTGTCCAGGTCATCGACTCGCTGAAGATCCTCGAGGAGAAGAGTGCAGCTGCTGCGAACGGGAAAGTGTCCCCGCAGGAGGGATCGTGATGCCCATCCGGACGGAGACGGAGATCCGCGATCTCCTCGAGAGGACGGTCGCCCGACAGGCGAGCGTGGCGCCGACCTCCGAGACCGGGATGCTCCTCCACGAACGGTCGAGCATTCTCCGATGGGTCCTCGAGGAGAAGGGTGTCGTCGTTCGCGTGATCCAGGAAGAGCGGGGGCTGTGCTCATGAAGTGCCCCGACTGCGGCCGCGAGATGGGGATCGGGTCTCCCCATGATATCGACTGCGATGGACAGTGGGAGTGCCACGAGTGCGGCACCATAATCCCATTTAGCGTGCTCGCGATCCTCGTGGCGGTGAGCCCGTTATGATGCCGTCGCAGCCTCTCCCCGACAGCGACCCCGAGCGCCGCGCATCCATCTTCGACGAGCTCCGGAGAGTGTATGGTCTCCACCAGTACCGGGATCTCGAGACGGTGCCGGCCGGTAGACCCTCGGGAGGATCCTGATGCAGCCGGTACCGAGGATCCTCGCCAGGCTCGTCTGCGATCGGTGTGGAGTATGGCACCGTATCACGCTCGAGCAGGGATCGGACCTGAAGGCCGGTTCGAAGATGTGGGCGCCCTGCTCCGACTGCCAGACCAGGACGGTGCATCGTATCTGCAGCGACCGGTCGACGCCGGCGGAGGTGAGCTAGAGTGGGTCGTAAGGAAGATCTTCGCCGGATGTATTTCTATGCCGGCAGGGACCCCGATGCCCCTCCATTCACGGCGAGGACCTATCTCGATTACGAACTTCGGCAGCTCGAGCCTCCGCATCGGTATGAGGTCTGCGGCCGATGCGGAGTCCTGATCGGGATCCTCGATCGTTCGACGTCGGATCCGCTCTGTCCCCGATGCCGAGGAGAGGTGCCGGTTGATGAGCGCAGCCAGTACACCCTGCAGAGCCTGGTCCATGAAGAGGCCCGAGCTGCACGGGGGGTGAGAGCGTGATTGCCGGCATCCGCGTGGCGCCGATCCCGCCCGACGTCCCGGGCGAGCGGGTCGTGGTATCGCTCGACGAGGCGATCCGGATCGCCGAGGAGCGCGAGGCTGCGCGGCGACTGGACGATCTCGCCGCGAAGAAGCGACGGTACCGAGAGGAGCACCAGGAGGAAATCGCCGCGAAGAAGCGACGGTACCGAGAGGAGCACAAGGAGGAAATCGCCGCGAAGCAGCGACGGTACTACGAGGAGCACAAGGAGGAAATCGCCGCGAAGCAGCGACGGTACTACGAGGAGCACCAGGAGGAAATCGCCGCGAAGCAGCGACGGTACTACGAGGAGCACCAGGAGGAAATCGCCGCGAAGAAGCGACGGTACCGAGAGGAGCAC